CCTTCGCACCGTCTCTTTTTGCAGATGCATAATCGTGAATATAACCCATTACCGCTAATGCTTTTTCTCTATCTTTTGGATTATTACTAACCATATACTGATTTAATGCAAATTTACTATCTCTTGATGCTTCTGTGAATCCTTGTTGGTATTGAACATTTAATAACCATTCATCTAATAATTCTTTACCCCACATTCCAGCCATAACCAACATTATAGGTCCTGCTAATGCTGTGGAAATTCCTGCTGCTGAGAGTGCGGCTAATCCTCCCTCTATAGCAATACCACCTGCTGTCATTCCACCGGCAATTTCTGCCCAATCTTCTTTACTCAAATCTTCACCTTGGAGCCAACGATCTAATCCACCCATTGCGGTAAATATACCAGTTCCTACTGCGAATCCTCCAACACCTCGTGCAAATTGAGAAACTTTACTCGATTTGCCAGTTCCACGGGTTGTCCCTCGTTCAGCAGTTCTAGCACTTTCTGTTCTAGGCGTTTCTGCCTTCCGTGTTTCGGCTGTGGGTGCTTCTGTTCTTGGTGTTTCTGCCCTCGGTGTTTCGGATGGTTTCGCGCTTTCTGTTTTTGGTGCTTCAGCGTTTGGTGCTTTAGCCTTTGGTTTTGTGCCAGATTCTGCTTGAGCAATTTTTGCTTCCGACTCGGAAATTTTCTGTCTAAACTCATCTGCTTTTTGTTTAAAAGTATCACCCTCTGGAGTTCCCGCTTTACCTTGTGCTTGTCCTTCCAAGCCCTTTAATTGTCTTTTCATTTTTTCTACATTTTTCTTTTCCGCTTCGACATTAAATGCTTCTGTAGTTACTTCTGGACCTGATTTTGCTTCTGGTATTGGTGCTTCTGCTGGTTTTGCTTCAGCACCTTTGGTTTCTGTTTTTGCTTCTGGCCCTGTTTTTGGTTGAGGACCTACTTTTGCCTCTGGACCTGGTTTTGCTTCAGTTCCTTTAGTTTCTGCATTTTTTGTTTGTTTATCAGCAGCCTTGTTTTGCTTCTCAGCGGCTTCATTCTGTGTCTCTGCTGCTTTTTGTTGTCTTTCTGCTATTTCTCTTTCTAATGCGTCTGCTTCTGCTTTTGCAGTCTCTGCTCTTTTATCGAACTCATCTGCAACGCGACGACTACGGCTTTCTTCAGCCTTTGCTTGTTCTCTTGCTGCTTCTGTTCTTGCTTCCTCTGCGGCTTGTCTTGCCTTTTCTGCCTCGGCTCGCGCATTTTCAGCGTTTCTACGAGCCTCCTCTGCTGCTCGGCGAGATTCCTCCGCTTTTCTCTTCAGTTCTTCTTCAGACTGAGCAGATCTTTCCTTTTTCTCTTTTTCTTTTTCTCTTTGTTCTTTTTGCTTTTCTCTTTCTCTTTCTTGCTTTTCCTTTGCTTTTTCTCTTTCTCTTTCTTTTGCAGCCTCTTTCTTCTCGCCTTTCCACCAATCTTTTATCTTCTTTAACAAATATCCTGCAAGAGCACTTGCTCCTGCAAGTAACCAATTTCCAAGACCTTTCAGTGCATTTTTCAGTAGGTCTAAAATACTACTTCCTTTATCTGGTTTACCAAGACCAGTCATTCCCTTGACGATCTTTTCCAGATAATCGAACAAAGTATCCCAACGCTTGCTTTCTTCCTTGAATCTTTCTCTGGCTTCCTCTATCTCCATGAAAGATCTTTTGTTTGCACTCAACATCACTTTGGTGAGTTTGGAGATGTTTGCACTGGTCTGTCGTGAAGATTTTGCTATGGATTGTATATCCTTCTTCAACGAATTGAAAGGTGTCATTATGTTCTTCATAGACATAATAGAGTCTGCTGCTGCTCTAGCACCAGAACCCACCACTTGCATCGCACCAGTTAGAGGATTAGCCATTTGTTATCTCTTTCTTTTATACTTTCTTTGCTGTTCTTTCATCTTCTCATTCTTTTCTTTTACATACTTTATTAATAAACTCACATATATCGTTCTTTCCCAAGGTATCATGTTTTCTATGTCTCTTAGGCTGTACTTGTGTTCTTGCATCAGAAGGAAATTGTTGTCGTACATTCCCTTCAAAGATTCACGAGACAGCCCTATGCGAAAAAATCCATGAAGTTCTCTAGCACTAGTTTTACTTCTTTTTGTGCCAAAGGTGACATGAGATCCTGCTCTAGTTTTATCTTTGGTATATTTGTAAAATATTCAGTCAACTTGGCAAAATGTTCTTTCTTCAATCCTTCGATGAATTCCTGAAGATCTGCTTCTTTTATGTCTTTCGCTTCGTACACATTCTCCGCATCAAAGATATTCACGATTGATTTCTTAACCAATCCAAGAATGGCCTCATATTCATTTGTCTGTAGTTTGTCTAGTTCTGTGTAAACTTCTCTAAGAGTAATGTCTCTCAGCGTCAAGCCTACTCCCTGTTCGAATATGATTTTTTCTTTTCTATTCTCGTCCTTGATTACCTTTGCATTTTTGAGTTCTAGTTCTGCGTCAAAATAGTGACCTGTTATTGGACACTTTACGCTCGCGCTGATTACTTCTCCGATTGAAACTTCTCTTAGTTTCAGAAAGATCCACTGTGCGTCGTATGCTGGTATCTTGTCTGGATCGAAATCCTTGTCGATCACGCAGTTCTTAAGAACTTGATTGGTGTTTGTTATGATCGTTTCGATGTCTTGTGTATTGCTCGCAACCATCAACATCTTCTCTTCTTTCACCAAGAAGGGACGGTATGTTATCTTCTTTCCGTTTGATGGTAGTGTAGTGGTGTATGTGGGTGTACTGATCTTAGGTAATGTCATTATGTCTCCATTTTAAATAAGTTGCTCGTCAAAATATGCAAATGTTACTGATTGCTTGATGTAGTTGTTGCTGTCTCCCCAATCTAGAGATATGCTGTCTATGTTTATAGGGTATGCGTTTCTCAAAACTACTCCAAACTTAAATTGATTTTGTGTATTTCTTTGTCTTATTCCCACCGATCCTACTATGTCGGAATAATACTTGGAATAGTAAAGATTGTTCTTTTCTCCCAAAATAGCGTTCAACCAATCCTTGATTAGTTTTCTGGATTTTCCATCTTCTTCCAATCTAAACACAATGTTTACCGTACCTTCTGGAACTCTTCTATAGGGTACTTTGAACATTGGAAAGTTGTCTAGATCATAATCCTGTGTCGCTACGCTTTGATTTGGCATACTGACGGATTCTATTTGGGAATCGCTGAAAGAAAGAGGTGAACCTATAGAAGATGGTGGTATTATACTAACACCGAATCTATTTGTTCTGGCTATTGATAGGTTTTTTGGTATCATTTTCTTTTTTTAACCTCTGACTTTACAGTTGATAGTATATGTGATTTGGATTTCTTTCTGAACTTATAGGTTGGCAGAAACGACATTATCACAAATTCATCTGGAGTCACATGTCTTATTTTTGATTTTATACCCATGAAAAAGAACTGTTCACCCAATACATCTATGTATTTGCGAAAAACAGAACTTCTTATTACATTCTCCATTCTAATTTTTGCATTATCTTTGTCGTTTGTCAGAGATTTGAGTATGAGCAGAACCATTGCCAGTCTGGTTCTAATTGGAACATAGTGTAGATTTATACCAAACACCGTGTTTCCAGAAAATCCTAAAGTAAGTATCAGAGGATATTCGTCATAAAATGGCATGTCTTTCTTGTCTGGTGGAACATACCGAAACATATAGACATATCCTGGCTTTTTGTAAGGAAACTGTCTTGATGTCTTTTCAGTTATTATAGTTTTTGTTTCTTTTTCATCTAATTTAGTGGTTTTCATCTGATCCGAAAACCATTTAATCGAGGAACTTTCTTTTTTTGCTTTTCCTTTAGAATCCAATTTATCTTTTTTAAAAGATGTCAGGGTTTCTTGAATATTTGCAATTATTTGTTTCATTTTATGTTCAGATCGTCCTCTGTAAGAATTTTAAACTTCCAATTATTCTGTTCTGCAAACTTTTTGGCATGAGTCCATTTTGAGTTGTTTATCTTCCATGTTTGCATTTCTTTCAAAAAAGATCTGGTTGTTCTTTTTTTCTTTTCTGGTGGTTTGCATTGTCTCTTTGGTTTTATTTCTATCAGATATACCTCTGATCCATTTTTTGTTTTAAATTCAACCAGAAAATCAACAAAGTATCTGTGATACTGACCGTCAATCGGTGATAGATAAGGTATGGCGACTTCTTCTGAAGACCATTTGACTACCGACTGACTGTTATCACAGAAAACCATGAACTTTCTTTCCCATAGAGATCTATAAACTATATTGGAATAATCACCAATATATTTTTGATAATTCTTGGGTTTGTATATTCCTTTGTAAGACATACATATTATTTAGAAAAATAAGAGGTAATTATGTCAAGAGTTCCTATAGCAGATCCTATTAGCAGCATAATAGCAGAAGGAAAAGCATTATTGTCTCAGGCTGGTGCTAAACCCATAATGCCAACAATAACAATACCTTCAAAATCTAGCAGTGGTTCTGGTGGACTTACTGCTTGGACTGTTATGAGTGTATATCCAGATGGTCAGAGTGGAGCGGGAGGAAGAATAAGCAGAAGCGGACAAGGAGGAAGTAGCGGAGCAGCAATAAACTGGGTTCTTCCTTTACCTACAGATTTGTCCGATTTGAATAGTATGACATACGAACCAGCGTCTTTTAATAGTATTCAAAGAGCAGCGGCTACTGGTGCAGCAAATATAGATCTTGGTAAAGTAGGTACAGCAATCTCAGATTTGGCTGGAGGAAATGTAGTAGATGCAGCAGTAGGAGGGTTCGATGCTCTTAAAAATGCAGTCACGAGCATGGGTCCTCAGTTGGAGCAAGCATATAAAGATCTGAAGTCTGGTGCGGGTGGAGGTATGGCTTACGATTTGATAGGACAGATGGCACCAGAAGGTGTGTCTAATGTCCTTCTAGGAACCAAGGGTTTGTTCTCGAATCCAAATATGGAAGCGTTGTTTAAGGGAGCAAATTTAAGAACATGGTCTTTTTCTTGGAATCTAACTCCTTTGAAAAAGGCAGATTCCGATCAGATAGTTTCCTTTATTCAAGAAGTTAAAAAATTAATATATCCCTCATATGATACTGGATCTAGAGGTGGTATATTTTCTTTGCAAAAGTTTCCAGCAGAGTTTGTTTTGACCTTTAATTCTAGCGGAGCGCAAGGTGGAGCAAAGAGAATATTTTCCACAGCAACATGTGCTTGCACGGATATGACAGTAAACTTCACTCCACAAGGTGGATTCTTCACGCACGAAGACGGTAGAGCAACAAATATTTCAATAAACATGACATTTCAAGAAGTTTATACACTTGATCAAAGTGATATTGCAAGTCTAACAATACAATAAGGATTAAGATGTTTTCTGAATTTCCAGCAACAATATATGAAGATAAACTAGTAACCGATATTCTAAAGAAGGTTCAGTTCACTGATGGTTTTAGACGATCTTCTTTCGTAGAAAATTACAGAGTACAAGAGGAGGATACTCCAGAATCTTTGGCTTATCTTCTATACGGTGATACTTTGTTTGCTTGGATAATTTTGTCTTTAAATCAGATGTCAGACAGAAACAACGATTGGCCATATTCATATATTAATCTTGAAAGAATAGTGCAGAACAAATACAAAGGTTCGTCGGTATTCATACCAGAATCTAATATAGACTTTTCTTTTGCTAATGTAGTCTCTATATCCAAGAATAGATCATATACTGTATCTTCTTGGGATAGATCTCTGAATAAATTGACTACCTCCACTCCTATTACTGAAATACAGCAAAATGATACAGTTACTTTAACTTTTAAGGATTCTACCACAAAAACAGTTCAACTTGGAAGAGTGGTGTATGAAGAAACATTTGCAATTCATCATTTTGAAGATACTGAAGGTAATTATCTAGATCCAAGAGATTCCGACAATGCGGATCAGGAATATGAAAGTTTGTGCGATTCCTGTCTCACTGGTTACATAAATGGTTCCTCTGAACTTTATGTTATTACAAATAGAGATTATGAACTTTCAATAAATGACAAGAAAAGAGACATCTTACTGATGCGTCCAGAATATGCACCGAGACTTCTTGGCAAGATCAAGAATCTCTTCCAGCAAGTATCGAAGGACAGTAATGTGTTTGATGTGCAGAATTCTTTAACAGTCGGAGATCTTTCTGAATGAGCGATAAAACCGCACTATTAGGTAATCTGTCATCGGTTTTGGTGATCACTCCACAGGGAACTACGGATATCTTTCCAGTTGTGACTAACATAGAGGTCATGGAAAGTATTTTCAGTCCTTTTGTTATGGGAAAAATTACTATAAACGACACAGAATCTATTAGAGCAATAAAGAAAGCAAAATTAAAATCTGATTTGTCCTGTAAGATTGATTTTTCATTTTCTGGGCTGGAAGACGATGGAAAAGGTACACAGAAAGAGATCAAGATATCTGGACAAGACTATTATGTTTACAAAATAGTCCAAAGCACGACTATGGGTTATAGCACTCAGACGAGTGAGATATATTTTGCACACAGATTGTTCTTTAAGAACGAAGCGAGCAATATTTCAAGATCATTTAAGAAGAAAAAAGTGTCACAGGTGGTTTCTACTCTTGCAAACAGATTAGGGTGTAAGTTCAATCAGTTTGAGGAATCGGAAAAAAAATTCAATTTTGTTCTTCCATATAGAACAATAGTTGCACAGATAAACTTTCTAGCACCATATGCAAGAAGAGAAGAAAAACCATCTGATGTCAATTTTTTATTCTATCAGGATCTCACAGGAAAGCATAATTTTGTCAGTGTCGGTAAATTGATGGAACAGGAACCTTCTTTTGGAAAAGATGCGTCGAGTGGATATGTCTACGGTATTAATCGTGGAGAAGATTTTGCTTCTGCGAGAAGAGCAGCGATACATCATAATGTGAGCGATCAGAATCTTTACGAAAATGCTGTAAATGGTATGCAATCATCTGCGGTTATGACTCTTGATCCCAGTGAAAAACTGTGGGCAGTCACGACTTATTTTCTTCCAGACAAGTGGAAGAAGCAAACACACTCAGCAGATAAACCATTTGTGCCAGAAAATTCAGAAATGTATGAATTTGTAAATGGTGCATTTACTCAAAGATTCTATATGAAAGCAAGACACTCTCATTGCTGCAAAGAACAAAACAATGGTAACAGCAAGATAGGTGGACCAGATGATTGGTTGCTCTCCAGAATAAGTCAAATAGAACAACTCAATCAGGCATATGTTGAATTTACTGCAACTGGAAATTCCGATTTACAGAAAATCGGAGTAGGTAAGATGATATACTTCGGAAGAGTTCTGTTGAATGAATCGGTAAACACCAGCACGGCAGACAAAGATATAATGGGAAGCGGAAAGTACCTCATAATGACCGCGGTACATACTATAAGTAGAGCAAGAAGCGGAAAAATGGAATATACCACATCGTTCAAGTGCTGCAAAGATTCACTTGGTGAGGAGCATTAATGTCTGAAAAAGGAGCAAATCAATTACTCTGGTATGGTGTCGTAGAAGACAGAGAAGATGGCATACAGAGAGGTAGAGTCCGTGTAAGAATCTTCGGATACCATTCTCCTGCCAAAGAGGACATTCCTACTGAAGATCTTCCTTGGTCTGATGTGGCAGTTCCTGCTTGCATCGGTATAAATTCTGGTGTCGGTCTTTCTCCTACTGGTATAATTCCTGGCACATGGGTCATGGGTGTCTGGAAAGATGATGGAGAAGGTACACAACTACCCCTTGTTCTTTTTGCTTTGCCTGGAAACATTCCACAAGAAAGTAAAGAGAATCAGGGAAATGGTCTGGATTATCTACAGCAAGAATTGAAAAAATCCATATACATTGAAAATTATGGAGATGGATTTAGAGATCCTCGAACCGAAGAGGACATGAAGAAAGAACCAACTAGTAGGTTCAAGAAGAAAGAATATCCAGATGGTAAGGACAAAAAAGGTGATGAACGCGGCGCACAGATAGAGAATGATAAGTCTGAAAAATTTCCAAGAAAACAATCAAACGATTGTATAAACTTCGTAGATGGAACCATGTCGGATGTTTCGGTTTTGTCTACCAACGACGAGAAGTACATCGACAACACCATAATTGGATACAAGAGAAACTCTAGAGAAAAGGGTGGGTTGTTAGACGATGGTGTGAAGATCGCAAATATAGATCTTAAAACATTCAAGTGCGGAGTAACAAACGAGTCGAAGAAGAACAAAGGAACAAACAAGAAATTGGGTATAGGTGATAATTCTATAGTTTCCACTTGGGTTCCTTCTACATTCGATAATTACGCAAATAATAAAGAAAAACCAACTAATTCTAATGGTGATCCTGTTTATAAGGAATCTGATAAATGAGCAGAGAAGATCTTCTGAACAACTGTGATCCTCCAATTCTTCCTCCCGATGGAGGAGGTGGTGGTAATTCTGGACCAGGTGGTCCAAGTGGACCTGGTTCTGGTGGTGGCGGGGGGACGGGTGGAAGAGGTAGAGGTGGAGGAGGAAGAGGAGGTAGTGGTGGTCGTCCTCGTCCCATTTCTTCTGGACCAGACACCCCTTCAAGACCAGATAGTGGCGGTGGTGGTGCTGGTGGGGGTGCAGGAGGCAGTGGCGGAGGTGGAGGCGGCGGTTCAGGCGGAGGTGCAGGAGGCGGTGGGGGAGCAAGTTCCACTAGATGTAATCCTTTTTCTGGACCTAAAAAAGATGTTAATAAAGGGAAGGGTTGGTCAGAAACACCAACTCTATATGCAAAAATTAAGGGTAAAGATCTAGAGAAAAGAAAAGCATGTGAAGATTGTGAAGGTAGCGATGGAGAAGGACCAAACGATGAGGAAAGATTCAAGGATCTTACCATATATCCACACAATAAAGTAACTGAAACGGAATCTGGTCATGTTGTGGAATATGACGATACGCCAGGTAGCGAAAGAATATCGGTAAATCACAGAAGCGGTTCTTTCGAGGAATACCACCCAAATGGGGATAAGGTAATAAAAGTAGTCCGTGACAGTTATACATCGGTTCTCAGAGATGGACATGTCCATGTTGATGGATACTGCGATGTCACCATAGATAAAGCATTCAAGATTCTGGTAAACACCGATGAAATGAAAAGCACCGAATCAAATGCCGTGAATTTTGATATTCATGTTGCAAAAGGTGCTAATATTAATATTTACATCGAAAAAGGACACCTAAATGTTCTACTTGAGGATGGGGATTCCAACATTCAACTAAAAGACGGAGATGTAAATATTCGTCAGGATTGCGGTAACTATAATCATTTTATAAATGGAGATTACAATTTAGAATGCACAGGACACATGCATGTCGTGGTGGGTGAAGATCAAGTTACTGAAATAGGAAGAAATAGAGATGTTAGAGTCGATGGATTGTTCGACAATCTTCAGTTGACAAACGGTGAATCTGTAAAAGAAACACAACTTGAAGGTTCTTCCAATACTTTAGTCAAGGGTAGAACTAAAGAACAGTTTGAAAGAAAAGTAGAAAGACTTTACAATGGAACTAGACCAGAAGAGGAATTAGTTGAAAAATTTGAGAAGGTAGAAAGAACCTATAAGGATTGTATAGAGAAATACCAATCCCTATCAATGAAAGTGTCTAACACCTTTACAGTCGAAGCAAACTCTTCAGTGATAAGAGCCAATAAAGAAAATTACCTCATGTCTCTTGAGGGTAGTGCTGGCATTCAAGCGTTTACCAACATATATGTCGATGCTGGAGTTTCGGAAACCAAAGGAAGAAATAAAGACGCTGTTCTTAGAATGTATTCAGAAAATGAGTCTTTTATTGGCGGAAAGAAAGCGACCAATATTTTCTCCAGAGATTCTCTACGACTTTCTTCTCTTAAAGATGTTACCCTTTTTGGCGCAAGTAAGTTGTTCAAAAATAAAGAATTTGAGGATGGTGGAACCTTTGTTGCAAACGAAACACCTTTAGCAACAGGTGTAAAAAGACCTCAAGATCCACTTCTACCTACCAAATTTATTGAATGTCCGCCAGGAAAATGGATACCGACCAGACAAAGCACCAGATGCAAGTAATATAAATAAAAAGACATGAAAAAGAGCATAAAAGCAGCCGATCTAGACTTCTCCTTTCAGGCACATCCTGTGTCTGGAAATCTCATTATCAAAAAGGGAGCGGATGCAATCAAGCAATCCGTAAAGACTCTTCTGCTTTTGAACATCTTCGAGAAACCATTCTCGACTATATCTGGAAATGTAAGAAATAAATTATTTGAAAATTTTAATTATGTGTCAGAACAGCAGATGAAGGATGATATTAGAAAACTGTTGGAAAATTTCGAACCAAGAGTAAGAGTAGATGATGTTGCAATAGATTATGATGATGTGGATCTGAGCGTAACGATTACATACACTATCATAGGAGAAGAGACACAGACTGAGGAAATTGACTTAGTAGTGTCCAGAAGCAGATGAAAACCAAAGATCTAAGAATAACAGAAATAGAATTTGATCTTGTAAAAGAGAACTTGAAGAACTTCCTGAGATCTCAAGACGAGTTCTCTGGTTATAATTTTGAAGGATCTGCTCTTAATATTCTTCTCGACATATTGGCTTATAACACATACTACCAGGCATTCTACAATAACATGACTGTAAATGAAATGTTCTTGGATAGTGCTACCAAAAGATCATCAATTGTCTCCATCGCAAAGCATTTTGCTTACCGTCCAAAGACGGTGACTTCTTCTAGATGTCAGGTTGAAATAGTCACCACGGACATCAGTGAAACTGTTCTTCCCCGTGGTACAAGAATAGATGCAACCAAGAACGGAGTTAGTTTTAATTTTGTAGTTCTTGAAGATGTTACGATGACACCTTCCGATTATCTAAACGGATTGGCAACGGAGTTGTCGTCTGGAACTATAACCGTAGTCGAGGGAAGTCTTAAAAAGTATTCTTTCATAGCAGATACTTCCAACACCACTCAGAGATTCGTGATACCTTTTGAGAATGTGGATGCTTCTACTCTCAGAGTCACCGTGCAGCCAGACATATCTGTTGCAGAATTTACAGAATATTATGAAGGCACCAACATCACGGAAATAGATGAAAACAGCAACATCTATTTCCTAGAGGAAAATGCAGATGGATATCTGGAACTCATTTTCGGTGATGGTATTTTGGGTAAAGGTCTTTCGAGTGGAAATGTGATAAGAATAGAGGTTCTACAGAGTTTAGGAGCCGATGCAAATGGCATAGGTGTGGTGAATTCAACTACAATATTTGGCGCACCCAGAACAATAAATGCCAGTTCAGTAAGGGTAATCGTACCTTCGTCTGGTGGCACAAGTAAGGAAACAAAAGAATCCATAAGATTCAATACTACCAGAAACTA